TGCATTTGATACACCATCTGAATCGTAATCTGCACTTCCTACCAATACATTGATTCCTTGTTGGAACTCATTCATATCAGCAAGTAATTTTTGAAACTGTTCTGATGTTGCCAATCCTTCTGCTGAAATAATCATTCCATCTACGATTTCAGTCATACCTTGAACTTGAAGTGCCATTGCATCAAATTTAGCTTGTAATTCAGCTATTCTAGCAATGTGTTCTTCTACCGATACCACATAATCATTGATATCAGATTCAGCAGCTGCTAAATCTTGAGCAATTGATGACATTTGTTCGTTTAATCCATTGATATCTAAATCATCAATTGCAGATGCCAATTCAGCAACTTCTTGGTTGAGTGATTCAAATCCTCTTTCCATAGATGGGTTAGCACATGCACCTAAAAACAATAATGTTAAACCTAATACTACTTTTTTCATAATCTTTATTTTCCTTTTTTTTAATTAATCATAACAAAAACTGAAGAACCTAATAAAAGGTTATCTTCTGTTTGTAATTCTATTGTGTAAGAACTTTTCTCCAAAGAGTTAGTGTATATTGAAAGAATATTATCTCCTTCTTTAGCTGAAAGTTTTTCTTGTGATACCAATTTACCAGAGATATCTTTTATTTTTAATCTGTAAGTTCCATCTGATGGTAATTTTACATTTACCGAAACTTTATCAGTTACAAATGTATTTTCTAATTTTACACCAATTGGTTCTATCATTTGTAAAGATTCAGGTACAAATGAAATTGGTTCATTCATCATATACTCATCTTGAGTACATGCAACCAACATACCTAAAAACATTAATCCTATTATTACTTTTTTCATTATATTTTCTCCTTATTGAATATTAAATTTAACTTTTGTTCCATCGGTTTTAACACCTTCAGTAACACCGAAACTAACTAAACCTGCAGTATTAGTAAGAGTTTCTTTTGGGGTAAAAATAACCTTATAAGGAGTACCAATTTTAACGGTATTCTCACCTTTTAAATCAAGAGAACCTACGAAGATTTTTCCATCTTGTTCGTTTGCGAAGTTTGTCATTGTGTTTCCTGTATCGAATATAACTTCACTAAATTCTAATCTACTTGTATCATACTTTAAGTTAACTTGTGCGCCAGCCATACCAGTCTTAGTAGTGTTGATAGTTAAAACTACTTTACCATCTACCAATTCAGTATTGATATCTAAGTTAGAATTTTCAGGTACTTTAGAGAATGCTGTGTTTCTAACTTTACTAAGATTTGTTGAGTTTGAATTTTTAGCAAAAGTTTCACCAAATCCACTTGTTGCTGGAGTATGTGAGTGAGATAAATCAACATCACCATTTAATCCATGAGCAATAGTTAATACAGTTACATCAGGTGATGCAGTAAATAGACCAGGGTCTTTAGTAATATTTTCCTTACCATATGCATCTTCAAACATAGAATAGTTCATTGAACCATATTTAGTAGAAGATATTGGATAAAATCCATCACCAGTTTGATTATTGTATTCCGGTAGAGTTCCTGCTAAGTAAGATAAGAATACATAAGAATCATTATCATTTACATTTGTAACCCATGGTTCACCATCTGCAGGCATTTCATCTTGAGGTATTGTAATATCTGCAAATTGTTTTTGAATATGATAATCAAAGGTACCAGTTCCGTTACCATCGATATCAGTTGATGACATGTAGTTGAATACCAAATATACATCAGATATTGTTACTACATCATCCAACCACTCTGGGTGAGTTTGTGTTTGAGTTTGAGAATCATATGTAGATTCAACGTGAGCGTAGATTGAATATTCTTCTCCATCAATTAAACCAGTAATGATAGCTTCACCAGCTGCATCAAAGTTACCATAGATATCAGTTTGATTTTCCATACCATCATTTTGGTAGATACTATATGCGAATTGAGATTTATCAGTAACTGGTGTAAGTAATTTTAAGGTAATTCCACCTAATACACCACCACCAACTTCTCCTAAATCTACTGAGTAAGTTAAAGATGAAACATCGTAAGTAGTAGATGTTGAGTTATCTCTAATATATGTCCAGTTCAATTTAGTTACTTCTGAATAATCAGAGTAAGAAGTGTTTAACTTATCTTTAATTCTAAATCTAACTTCAATTATTGTATTTGCATGTACAATTGGAGTTGCATCTTGTACTGTGATTCTTTCTACTGACCAATCTGCGTTAGTACCATATGAACCTTGTTGGTATTGACCTGATAAGTTTGTACTTGCTACATTACTACTTGGAGTCCAAAGATACCCATCCCAATGATTCAATGAGGTCATTGCACTTGGGTTACTTGGTAATTTAAAAGTATGGTCAATCTTTTCTAATAATTTGTTGTTGTATTGGTAATCGAATTGAACCAAAGTAGGTACTGATGAATTAACATCAAGTGTATTAAACTTGATAGTAATTGTATCACCTACCGAAAATGGTGCAGAATCAATATAAGAGTGGTCAAGTTTTAAATCTTGGCCAAAAGAGATTGATGTTACCACTATTAGTAACATAGTTAATAAGTTTTTCATTGTAATAGTTCCTCTACTATTTGTACCAACACTTTCTTCAGTGCGATACTTGCTGTTTGTTGATTAAAAGTTCCATCTGATGCAACCACGAGTGTAGAGGTAGAAATTTCCTTACTTGTCCCCTTTTGGACAGTTTTCTTTTTTACCTTTTTCCCTTTTTGTAATTCTCCTATTGCTATAATCTGTGTCTGTGAGACATCTTTGTGAAAGACACCAATGTTTGTTCCGATATTCTTGATATCGAAAAATACTAATCTAACATTGATTTTGGTTTCTGAGTTTTCTACTAAATCGTAGTCTAAATCTAAGAGTAGTTCCTCTAAGATATTTTTTACACCATATGCCATGGCGGGGTTACCGGCAAAAGGTCCAACTCTGATATCGTTGGTAACTTCTCCGATTGAAATGAATGTGTCTTGTGTGGGATTGGTTGATGATACCATTGAAAATGATACCAATATTAATACGAACACCGACAAAAGTCTTTTTATAAAAGTTTTCAAAGTAATCTCCTTATTAGTGGATTACCGTAACTTATTTATAAAACTTATTAAATAAAACTTATATTTGTAACGTGTTGTATAACTTATTCTCTGTATAAATATATTTGTAAAACAAAAAACCCCCACATTTCTGTGAGGGTTGGTTATTTATTTTAAATCTTGTAGTTCTTTATTGAAGTTAGCGAGAGATATTTCTTTGAATTCGTCACTCCTATCATAAACCGACATATTGTTTAAATAATGGGCAGTATTTCGATATTTGTAATTTTCACACATAACCAAGTTTTTCATTTTAAATTGTTTAACTTCGATATCAGTTGTTTGAGTTAGTTTCTCACTCCCCCACATTACAAACACATCATCATATCCCAAGTGGCCAAATGATTCAGGTATACCAATCAATTTTAAAAGAGGTTTACTGATACAAGTAAACATACCACCTAAGAATTTATACCGAGGTTGTCTTTCTAATGTATTTTTTACTTCTACTATTTCCACCTCACCATAAATACCACTATCTTTAAAGGGGTCATTTAAACTTTGGTAGTTTAATTTTTTATTTTTGAATTTTTCATTTACCAAACTATCCCAACTCTCATCCCACATTTGAACCATCTCTGGTGTTACGATATGGTGAGGAGTAAATTCACTTGCCTGTTTTAGAGATTGTTCTAAGTAAAATAAAGTTTTCTCTGGAAAGACAACGTTGGTGTTTAACCAAACGAAATGAGATGCTGATTTATAATGAGTTTCAAAACTTTCTCTGCGGTGAGAAACTTCACCCAAAATATCGGTAGAAGTTCTAATGTACTTTACACACCAATCCGTTTCAGCTGCAAGTTTTAACAACTTTTCTTCAAAGTAAGATTTTGGTATGGAAGATTTTTTGAAATGAGTAATGTATTCAGATAAACATAAAGTTACATCCAACACAAGTTCCACATCTTCTGATAAGTGATATGAAGATAGTCTTAGTTGATGAAGTAGTATCTCCAATTCATCTATTTCGTGAGGTAAACAAAAAATTGAAGTTACAATTCTCATATTATAATTTATCTATTTCGGAGTTGAATACACTATGTGCAATTTGTAAAAATTCATCTTTACGATTTATTCGTTTAATTAATAAATCATATTCACTTTGATTTCTGTAATAGAAGTTTTCACAAACTACATAATTTTTTAATTTAAACTGATAGATATCCTCGCCCCGTCTTTTCAACTTTTCCATTCCCCACATTAAGAAGGTATCATCGGGTCCATATGCCCCCATTGATTCTGGTAAAGGAATACTATCTAATAAGTATTTTGAAACTACCACTAACCAACCTGCTCCGAACTTAAATTGTGGTTGACCATAAACATTGTTAGATACACTTTCTACTGAAACATCTCCCTTGACACCACTTTCGGTGAATGGATTACATGTTTTACAATAATCTAATTCTTTATCTAAGTAATTTTCATTTACTATACAATCCCAAGTAGTATCCCAATACTTAACCACTTCGGGTGTGATGATATACTTTTCGATATTGTTAGATTCAATTGTATTAATTCCATTTTCCAAATAAGCAAGACCCATTTCATCAAATACAATATCAGTATCTAACCAAATGAAATGAGTTGCATGAGTAAATTCTTTATGGGCTATTCTCTTTGCTTGTAAAGCACCCATGATATCTTCTCTAATTTGAAAAGTAGAATTACTTGCCCAATCTGTAAGTTTTTTGAGTTTATTAAATTTATGGATAAAGAATTCTTTATCTACCAAAGATTCTTCCCAATTGATGAGATAATCTGAAATAGACATTGAGATAGAAAATTCATAGTTATCACCTTTGATGTATTTAGAAGAACGATTTAATTCAATCAGAACTCTTTCTAAATCATCTAATTCGTTAGGTGTTACGAACGTTGTTATAACTATTTTCATTAGTACTGTTCGGTAATTACTTTGTTTAAATCGGGTAACCTATCGTACTGATGAACTAATACATAAGGTAATTCTCCATTCATCACAACTCCATCTTTTATAGTTACTTCAGTTTTTTCAAATCTTTTTGGGTTTTTTAGAGAATCAACTTGTAGAGCGAAATCTGAATTCAATTTTATTTTATCAGATACTAAACTATTGTTTAATAATAAATTCAATGCACTTTGGTCTGTGAAGTGAGTAGTATCACCTGCTTGAGATATCAACCAACTTACCATTAGTAAATCTTTCATTGATTGATGTTTACCAGCCATTACCCCAACATTAGCAACTACATTTGATTTTATAGAATCCCAAAACAAAGGGCCGAATCCTTCGTGAATGTTTTTCTTTGCCCAAGGTTCATCTTCATTTTTTATATTTTCAGATGCAATTATTATTTCCGATTCTAAGTTTTCTTCTAACCAAGTTGATGGGTTTACTTGCCATACAATATCACGAACATCTGTGGTGATTACATGATTCCATTTACGAGAATCGTTTTCAAGGAAATACCACATATCAATCAATCTTCTCATGTGAGGATGCCCATGTAGTTCCATACCATAACATTCCCAACCATTTGATTTTAAATAATCAACTGTTTCTGTTGGTATATTATAACATATCATAACCTTATCACCAACAAAACCAGATTTGTTAAGTGATTCTACATATATCTTTATTTTCTCAGGTAAGTAATTTGCAATTGCTGATATTACAATATCATTCATTATTTAAAAAATTTAAATTTAAAGTAGTTTATTTCTTCTTTGAATAGTTCATCTACTTTTTCTTTCGTTTCAATATCGTAATATTCACGAGCATTGTATGAGAATTGGGTTCTCTTAATTTCTCTTTTTTTATCCAAATTAAAAGGTCTTGGAATTACCTTCATTAATTTTGGTGGGGAAATTATATCCATTTGATTACATGCTTCTAAATAATCATGTTCAATATTTTCAAAAAATCCAATAAAATCTATATCAATTTCACCATCTTTATTGGTTATATAATTCATCTGATTCATTGGGTTATTTTCTTGCCACGATGCATGCCAGTCATCATCCCAATCTACTTCACATCCATTCATTACCCATTCCTTAAATCCACTCACATCTTGGTCATATTCGTGTCTGTACCATGAAACTAAACGAGTATAGGTATTTCTTACAAATGCAAATGAATAATCATATTCAATATCGTTTTCTTGAAAATAGGCAAGAGTCTGATGACCCTTAGGCGTATTTAATGCCTTACCAATTGATGTACTACCTGTCTTTGGTATTCGTATGAATAAAAATTTTGGTTTACTTTCCATATTTTTTCCAATCGTTATGTTTAAACAATCCCTCTCCATGTGCCACTTTGAAATCTTGTTTAACCCACCACTTTCCAATATTACCTTCCAATGCGATACCATCACCTGCAAAGTTCTGAACCACATCTAAGTAAAATTGTTTTTTATACATAGTAGGATTATTTGTCCAATTAGCCCAACGTGAGGTAGTTGTAAAATATTCTCCTTCTTTTTTAATTTTATCACCAAATTCTACATCAGGTTCTAACCAATGTAATGAATCTAATAAGTGAGGTGAAGTTGCCCCTATTTCTTTATCAAAATAAGTCAATTCCTCTCCTCTATGTCTGAATGAAAAATGAGGTACACCTGGATTTCTACGATGTCTGTATCGTACTGCAGATGTTCCATTATTCAATAATTCTATTCCACTTTTCAATCTATCTAACGTAGTTGGTAAATCTTCTATAAGATTCCAATCATGTTCTAAGATTAAAACATTATCAGTTTTTGCATTCTTAGTTAACTCAATAAATGCTTGACCAATTCCAATGTTGTTCTTATAAGGTAAATATGGTATATTAAAGTGTTCAGCTATTTTTAAATCCGTTTCTGAGAATTCTTGGAAAAGAATCGTTACATCATTTACATGGTGTAAGAAACTTCTATCAAAATAAGTTTGTAAAGTATCAATTAAAACTTGATTACTTTTCCACGATAGAATACCAATACTTAGTGGAAGTTTTTCCATTTTATTTTGTTTTCCAAAAAGAATAAATTCCTTTATCTAATTCATATGAAGGCCAGACAAATCTTTCTTTCATTGGTTGTTTCTGTGCCCATTCCCACATTTGTTCCAATCCTTCTTTAAGGTTAGTTTTATGTTCAAATCCTAATATATCTACTGATTTTTGAAAAGTTGGTATAGAGTGTTTAACCTCATGTCTACCTTCCATGTACTGAATCTCACCTCCACCAATTACTTCTTTTAGAATTTCAGATGCATCTTTAATAGAATGTTCTTCAATACCACCTAAGTTAATAATTTCTTTTGAAGCTTCAGGTCTTATTGCAGCATTCCATAAAGGTTCAAGTGAATCATCAATATAACTGAATGCACGTGTTTGTTCACCATCTCCAAAAATTGTCATTGGTTCTCCATTTAAATGTTGATACATCCAAATACCTAATACATTTCTGTACTTATCCCAAATGTTTTGTTTAATTCCATAAACATTATGAGGTCTGATAATGCAATAATCCAACCCATGTTGTTCATTTGCAATTTGAATATCCATCTCACATCCATATTTTGCAACACCATATGGGTCTATTGGTTTTGGTACTTGGGTTTCATTGAATACCCCACCATCACCATGGCCATAAACTGCAAGAGTAGAAGTAAATACTAATCTTTTAACATCATACTTAATACATTGATTTACAATTGCTGCAGTTGCTTGTAAATTGTTTTCATAATTATATTCTCGTATAAACGGAGATAATCCTTCTGCTGCATATGCAGCAAAATGAAATACGTAATCTGGTTTAAATGTTTCAAACACTTCTTCGATTGGATGTTGTGTAAGATTCATTTGATAAAATAAAACTTGAGGATTAACGTTCTCTGCAGAACCACCACTCAAATCATCAATTCCACAAACTATTACATCTTCTTTAGTTTCAATTAACCAATCAGCTAATCTACTTCCAAGTAATCCTGCAACTCCTGTTATTAATACTTTTGTCATATATTATATTCGTTATATTTTTCTATTATAAATTCTACTCTTTGTTTTTGGGTGTGATTTTCTAAAACTTTATTATAACCATTCTGAGCAATTCGTTCTCGTTCTTCTGAGTTTTCTTGGTAATAATTTAGTTTGTTTATACAATCCACAATATCATTATAATAGATAATATCATCACCCTCTATAAATAGTTCATGTAATTTTTTTGATTCGTTTAACCTATCACATAAAACAAGCTTACCACACGCCATACCTTCAAAGATTCTACGAGTGACCTCACCCCATCTTGAATTTTGAATTACCATTAATCCTTTGTTCAAAAATTCAGTATGTTCTTTGGGTCCGAATCCATTTTGATTCCCAATCGTACCATCACCATGGTCAGTTAATGTATTTAAAAATTGAGAATTACCATAACCACGAGTAGTTACTCCTACGAATTCTGGTTTTATATTTAATGGGAACTGAACTTTAGTATCTGCGAAGTGTGTCCACCAATAGGCATCTCTACCACGTTTCTTATATTCTTCAGTTGAATCCGAATCAGGTGAAAGTGTGATATGAAATCTTTCTGATTTTGGAAAGTTTCTCTCAAAATTTTGTGGGTCATCTCCACTTTCTTGTACCCAAAATGCATCTACTAAATTTTTATCTAAAAGAGGTGAATCAAATCTACCCCAATCAAGATATATAACAATATCAGTTTGTGGTTTGGAGTATATCCATTCTTGTAAATCTCTGCCATGATATTGATTTTTTCTATTAGAACCAATTGAAACGATATCAACTTCCCACCCCAATTCCTTGAACTCATTTACGAGAGCAAGTGGAGTAGACCATTCTTCGTTTTCATATGCATAGATAAAAGTTACTTTCATGATACTGCTCTCCCTTTCATTCCTTCCCAATCTCTATTTTTTCTAACTGAATCATTCGTATCTCGAGTTGCAGTTAATACATTAGAAGTAGTTTCTAAATTATCAGATAGATGAATTAAGGCTGATAAATCTTTAGGGAAACAATGTCCACCAAATCCAAAATCACCATCATGACCAGGTACATTCCAATGAGAATCACCCAATCGTTCATCGTAAGTTGCATACTCAACTACCTTATCATAATCAATCTTCAACCCATCACAAATTTGATATATTTCATTTGCAAACGATACTTTAACTGATAAGAAAGTATTAATTAAATACTTAACCATTTCTGCATGAGTAGAATCTGTTTTAACTATATGTGCATTAGGAAATACTTTTGAGAAGATACCTTTAAGTTTAGTAGTACTTGGTCTTGGTCCTCCTAATATAATACGAGATTGATTCTCATAATCTTTAACAGCATTTCTTTCTGTAAGAAATTCTGGGTTAAATACTATATCCATATTAGGGTATAGTGAATTTATTCTTGCAGTAGTACCAGGTGAAACCGTAGATTTTATTACTACTGTTTTGGTAACTCCAAAGTCCGAACATCTTTTAATTGCTGATTCTACCAAACTAACATTACAACTACCATCTGAATTCATTGGTGTTGGTAAACATACAAAAACAATATCATTATCTAATGTTTGTTGTTCACTTGAATTACATTTAGATGAATCTAAATCGTAAGTGTTAATATTGTAGTAATCTTTGAATTTTTGGTAAATTGCATTACCAACAAAACCTTGTCCTATTATTCCTATCATAAATTTTTTAATATGAGTGTACTGATGGTTCAGTTCCACTTGTTATTATAATTTTTTTATCTACTTGATAAAGATACAAAAAATATTTGTATTATACAAATTTAATTGATTAAATAAAATAGATAAATTAGTCAGTATAAAAAATTACAGAAAGTATCATGATATAGTACTCACCTTTCCATATTTAATTTTATTCCAAATTCTCTCAAAAATATAAAAGAAAAAAAACCCACTCAAATTCATAATAATTGCATTCCAAAAATTAGATTCAACAAATGATACACTCAATATAGTCCATGAGTTCATTACTGCTATAAATCTCCATGAAATTGACTTTAATATAGTTCTTTTTTTTGTTTCTTTAAACATTATATCGTTTCGTAAAATTCGTTTTGCTTTTCTTGTCTTTGAATTTCCTTTGGGTGATATAAAGACCATTCTTCATCTGCAGGGAAATTGGAGAAAGTATCATAACCTGTAAGAGTTTCATGTACTTTGTTTCTCCACTCCACCTCATCAGTTCTTTTGTAAATACGAAGTTGGTAATCTGGATAATTAACCCAACCTTTCTCATTTACATTCCATCCCCATTTCTGAATATGTTCTTGGGTTAATCCTTCAACTGTATTGACACGTGGTACGAATACTACATCGACTGGGTTATCTTCCAATACATTAGGTAACCAACTAATTAGATTTTCATGTGGTATCTCATCTGCATCAATAGAAAAGATATAATCTTTAGTACAATGATTTTTAAGATTATTTTTAAAGGTACCGAAATCTTTATTAAGTGGAAATCCTACCACAGTATAACCATGCATCTTTTGCATGATGTCAAGATATTCCATTACCTCTTGAGTAACGGATGTTTCATCGTATTGTACTACGATTTCATCATCTTCTCTCATGGTATTTTGTAAAAAATTGAGAAGTTTAGTTAACTCCTCAATCTCATTACATACCGTTATTGCATATGATAGTGTTTTCATTATTCGTTATCAGTATCTTCGTTAACCTCATCTCTAATCACTTCTTGTCTTGTAGATTGATTAGAACCTTCTTTAAATAACTCTTTTAAGAAATCTTGTTCAAATCTAATCTCATATACATTTTGAATACTTTCTAATTTATAGGTTCTATAATTACCCAATGATTTAGAATATACTTTAGAATTGGGTTTGATATAAGATTCAAATAATCCTTTACCATCTTTACTAAATCTTTTTAGAAGTAGTTCCAATGCTTGGTCTGACCCAATTGGTATTCTTTTATCTCTTAATTTGTTGATAAAGTTGGTAAAATCTACCGGTCTTATATCATTAAGTTTTATACAATGAGCCTTACCATCTACAATACCTACCACAAAAACGTATCGAGCAGAATCACCAGTCTTAGTGACGGGGTCTCCACCTTTATAGGTAGTAATCCGATAGATATTCCTCGGTCTAATTTGAGAACGAGGAACTCTTTTTTCGGGTTTTAAAAATGCTTTATATTCTCGTGTATGAGACATCTTATAGTTTCTTTATTGTTGGTAATTTTAGTTCTACATGTTGTTGAACCTTTGCATACTTGTTAAGTATTTCACCTAACTTAGTTGTCATCTTATCTAAACTAAAATTCTTTTGGATATTAGTTTTTAATCCTTTAGAATCCTTTTCATACTTCTTATAATTTTTGAATACATCAAAAATCTTCTGAGCTGCTTTAGAATAATCTACTGTGAACCATTTTGATTCTTTCAATAAGAATTTGTTCTGAGCAGATGGATGAACTGGTGTTAATTCTCCTTCTAAGAAAACAGTATTTTCTTTTGGTAAGAAATCAACATGACCACTCCAATTAGAAACTAAGATTGGTTTACCCGTTGTAGCAAACTCTGCAAGTGGTCTACCATATCCTTCACCTTTAGTGAACATCAACATTGCCTTTACTTTTTTATCATTGTAAAGAGAGTTTAATTCACTTTCTGATAAATCACCAAATATTAAATGGATTGGAGGACACTTATCACCATACTCCTCAGTTACTTGTTTAATCTTATCTGCAACGATTTCTCTTTCACCTACCGAGAATCCTGCAGCAGATGTTTTTAAGATAAGACCAGGTTGTTGGTTTTTAGGTAAGTCTTTGAATACAGTACAGAAAGTTTTGATAACCATACCAGTATCTTTTCTATCTTGTCCTAAGTTCCCCTGTAACCAATGACCTACATATAAGAAATTGAAATCAGTATCAACTGAGTCTAATATAGATGATTTTGATTTACTATTGAATACATCTAAGTTAACACCTTCAAATAAAACCTCAATAGGTGTAGTCACTTTTAACTCACCAACTGGTTGTTGAGTATTTTTATCTACTTGAGTATAGATGGTTTTAATAAGAGTATCTTTAGTAAATTCCGATGGTGTGATTACTAAATCCATTAGATTAGAACCTTGAATGAATTCCTGTGGTGCAAGTGTAGTTTCTACTCCTGCAGTAATTCCAATGTTATACTTACCAACTTTCTTGAACTCATTTGCAACTGATACTTGAATAAAAATATCTGGTTGTTTATTTATTTGAGTTACAATGTTGGATAAGATTTTTTGTCCAAATTCTGTTTGTGGGTCTATCTGGTCTTGAGGAGTATTCCCCCAACGAGTAGGTACGATTTTTACATCATACGTATCTAAATCAAAAAGTGATTTGAGGATATCTCTACTATGGTCACCATAACCCGAGCGAGTTGCAATTGGTGCCTGAAATAATAATAATGGTTTACTCATTTTCTAATTCTTTTATTCTGTTTTCTTCCTCGTTTCTCAAACATCTCTGAATAGAAATTTCGGTTAATTTAGTTATTTCTTCTATCTTCTCTGGTTCATGGGGTGAGTTATAACACTCAAATCTTGGAGATTCAACTTCGTTATCTTGTAATACGATGATATGATAATCTTCATTTAAATCTTTCATACCATGAATCGCCTTACGAGATTCATTTACTTGATTGGATGTCCAATAACCAGGTACTCTGATAATAAAAATTGGTTTACCCATTATCTCAGTTTATAAACGTTGAATTTCTTTTTAGGTTTCCAATTCTTAAAGGTGGTTTCAATTCCGTCAACAAGTGTATCACACATGTTTCCACGATTTAATCCCATTTCTCCCATGAATTCTTTTCTACCTTCTAAACCGGCTTCTTTTCTTTCTTGTGGTGTTTTATCGTACCAATATCTGATTGCATCAGTCACTTCGTAAATATCCACTTTATCATCAATGATATAAGGAGTAGGAACAGAACCGACCATAGTTTGAACTCGTGGCCAGACTGGTTTAACCCATGAACCATGTGTTACTTTATCTTCCCACTTTCTCCAATCATGTAGAGAACCGATTTCAATATAATCTTCTGCAGTTAGATACTTACCATCTACTTTGAATCCACATTGGTCTTGTAATCCACCAGTAACATTTACAATTGATGGAGTACCTGCCATAACCGATTCTGCAGTTACTAAACCAAATCCTTCATTACCGGCGATGTTAATTGTAGCATCAGATAAGTTGTATAGGTAGTTTAATTGTTCTTGTGAAACTCTATCAGTTGAAAATTTAATATCACATGTAGGTGCAAGTGTTTCCGCAACTTTATATAAATCAGTACCATTTTGGTCTACTGGTGCGGTGTGCATTATCAAACATACCTTATCTTTATCTTCTTCAGGTAACCCATCTACGAATTTAGAAAATGCCCAAATCACATCTGATGGTTGTTTACGTTTAATATTTCGGTTCATCCAAAATAAAACGAATTTATAATCTTTACCACCAAGAACTTTTTGTCTGAAATCTTCTGGTACATCCGTTGGTTTATATAAGTCTGAATTAATACCATGTGGTACATAAGATACTTGCCAATCTTCCAATGGTTTGATTGTTTCTGAATCAATCTTACCTACTCGATTTACGATACCGTAAGTCTGTCTTGAGATACAGCCTAACCAATCACATGATTCGTAGTAATCTCTATTATATTTTGGGTCTGGCAAATCATCCCAAATATGGTAGAATAAAATTGGAATATTTTGTCTTAACTCAGCTTCCATTTCGTATAACCATCTCCAATATCTTGGGTCAGTAAAGTGTAAGATTGCATCAGGCTGATGTCTCATAATTAATTCACGTAAGATATTTGCATCCCCATAACCACTCCAAGGAATGATTTTAAGAGAAGCATCTTCGATACCACTAATTCTACGAGCATCCTCACCAAGGTCAAACTCTTTACCCTTTTCTGGATGGTCTACTGCAGCACCTAATTGTACCCAATCATAATGTTCAAAAGTACCAAAAACTAAATCTTTTGATACTGTTGCGATTCCTGATGACATACGTAAATCATCGGATAATAAAAGAATTTTCTTCTTCTTTTTTTCTTCTGCCATTTAATTAAATTTAAAATTGTGAACCACTTGGTTCTAATTCTGTGTAGTTGTTTATTTCGTTTCTAAAATTCTCATCTTCGATATATTTGTCTACCGAACGATTTACTAATTTTTGTAGTGTGATATTAGAATCAAACGAAATTCTTTTAAAACTAGAGTATAAATTTTTTACAATCTTTACCGTAGTTAATTTAGTTTCTGCTTTATTTGCCATAACTCTCCTATTGGGTTTATATTTTTATATAAATATATACGAATAGGAAAAACGGAAAAATTATTTCCAAATAGGACAAAGTTTTCTCGTCTTAAATTCGCACCAGTCACAAGGTTTACCTTTGTTAGTTGGGAATTCCGTTTGAATAACTTCACCATTATCTCCATAGACAGAATCAACAAATCCTTTGAAATCATTCCATGCCTTGTTTACAGAAGGTTTACCGTTTGCAGGTACAAACTTAGAGATACGTGGAATTGGGAAATCTGCACCTTCATACAATTTTCGTTTAAGGATTTGATACTCCACTTTAATCTTATCTAAAGGAATTCCATATTTGTCTGAATAGAATTTCTTGTACAATAACATTTGAGATATTTTGGTTTTATCTGCCTTCTGATATTTGTTCCAACCTCGTGTAGATGTTTTTAAATCAATGATAACATATTCGTTGGTAGTTAAATCTTCTAATAAAATATCAATGAAACCAATAAAGTGAACACCTGGTTTAATCTCAGCATTCAATCTCTGTTCTATTGCAACTAATCTCCACCCACTTTTAGCATAAAGAGTATCTAATTTGTTTGTGAAGTATTCTAATATTTTTACACCGTCCTCATAGAATTCTTGCAATTCTTCTTTAGTACATGGGTCATCCTCACCCATCTTCTCTTTCTCTTTCTTGAAATGTTCAACAAGTTTATCTTGTAACATTTGTTCTAGGTTGAGTTGAAGTGCCTGTTTCTTGGTGACATTATACATTACATCCAAAAAGTGTTGGATTACTTCGTGCATGCTCGACCCGAAAATTAAATGAATATTAGCATTACTAATACCTAACTTATCAATATAATTTAATTTGAATTGTTGCTGACAACTCGAATACATACCGAATTGCGAATAACTTACTCTTGCCATATAACTTGTGTTTTATCGTTTACTATGTAAAGATACGAAAAAAGTTTGGAATATCCAAACTTTTTCTATTAAACTTTCAATTTTAACTTGGTGATTTGTTTTTTATCTACACCATATTTCTCACATATATACTTAATATTCTCTCTACCTTCTTTAGTGGAGTAAAGTATCTCACAATATTCTTCGGCCTCTCGTGAAGAACATTGAAAATCTTGTATGATTAATTCAATCAACCATTTTTCGTATTTATCTACACCCTTACCTTTAACATACTTTAAAAAGTATCTTCCCTTTGGTAAAAGACCAATCATAGCAAGATACAATTGTTTTGGTTCTAAAGTTTGAGTTAATGGTTGTATTTCTGATAACAATTCAATCCAATCTGGGTTCATAGAAAGAAATCTATGTACCATAAAATTAGACCAGGTCTTTTTATCAGCATCTTCTAAGGTATCCCAGTACTTTGGATTTTGTTCTTGAGTTATTGCCTTTATATGGTCAAAAAGTGTTTTTGGTTTAGTTTCACTCATTACAATCACATTTTGGTTTCTGACCACATGCACATGTTGTGGTATCATCCATAATTGGTATTTCTTCCATGTTTAACTTAACAAATTCTTGATATAGTTCATATGATTCTTTATGCATATTACATGCCTCTTTTCTACTCTCATCAATATGTACCGAATATACATCAATTACTTGAGCATTTAAACGACCATCAGTAATATCAGTATATTCTCTGTGTACTATTTGATAATCATCAAATTCTTCAGGTATAGCATTTAAAAATGATTTATAATCTTTTATAGTCATGTTCTTATTGTTTTTTCTGTAATTCCTTTGGTAGTAATTCTTGATTAATCTCTCCACAATCTCCACATAAATAGAGTTCTACTGGTATGATTGCATCTTGAGGTGTTCCTGTCACCAACTTAGAAATCTTTAAGAATTTGGTTCCTGGTATAAATACAGTACCTCCACATTCTTGACAAGTCATTTCAGTTGCTTTGGATAAATCGATTTTTGGTTGTTGTGGTTTAATTTCTGCCATTTTTATTTTTGTTTAGTTTATACAAAGATACAAAATTATAGTTTAGTATCCAAAAGTTTTACAATATTTTTTACAGTTTTATTACCAACTTTAACTTTGTGGTAAGGAATATTGTATTTTATTAAAGTATTCTCAATTTCTCTATCTAAATTTTTAGATTCTTCTAAACTTTGGTATCGTTCTTTATCATTATGAACCCCATCATCACTACGTTCCAATAAAATGTTAATTGAATCGTACTGATTATGAATATCTATGACTAACTTATCAAAGTGTTCTGAATTATATAAAGTAGATGGGTAAGTAGTTCCTTGATACACACTACGATACACGAGAGAAAGAATTATGGGTGAATCCAATACAATGTAATCAACTTTACCAAAACTCTTTACAATCCCTCTATGTTGGTTTGCAAGGACATACAATTGGTCTTGGATTGCCGAATGATTTTCATCCCAAGCCAATGCTTTAGGAAACTCATAAGGATTATCACAATTGATATGTTTCTTTTTTAGTTTGTAAGTTAGACCAGATGCGATTGATGATTTACCAATACCAGGTCCTCCAAATAAATTGATTATCTTACTCATGTAACTTTGTTATAAAAAAAGAGGGAGGTGTTATCCTCCCCCTTATTATATTAAATATAAATTGGATTAAAATCTGTACTTCAATGAAGCATTCCAAGTTCTTCCAAAACCAAACCATACAGAGTTATTAACATCTACACCATTCCAAGTTTGAGAACCTGCAGTAGCGTGAATGTTAGTTTCTGATTCTGCGATGTATGTAGTATCAAGAACGTTGTTTACGTTTACTCTTAATGAAGTATTGTTACCAAATAATTTGAAGTTGGTAGTTACCCCAGCATCTACTAATCCGAAAGATGGAAGTTTTACTGCTCCAGCGTTATCTGGTGTTTTGAATACATCATCAACGATGTTGTAATCTGCGTATAATTCATCTACGAATCTGTAAGATACATCAAAGTTAGTTCCACCAATTCTATAATCTGCAGATAAGTTTGCTGTTAATTGTGCAGCATCACCTACTTTAGCATCTTTTAGATAAAGTGTACCTTCACCAACTACATTTTGATTTGCATCAAATAATGTTGATGTGAAATCCTTAGTGTATCTCCAATCACCAACTGATAACATACCTCTAAACTTCAAATTAGAAGTTGGGCGGTAAGTTCCTTCGAATTCAATACCATTGTGTTGTACATCAATGTTTCTGAATTGTGCAGTACCTTGGTCACCTTGTGCTCCGAATAATGAAGTAGTGATAAATCTATTACCCCATGAAGTAGCATATGCATTTACATTGAAAGATACTTTCTTACCAACAAAACCATATCCCAATTCTACTGAAGTGATTTCTTCGTTTTGAATATCATCATTGATAACATTTGCATAGTTAGGGAATACTGCTCCAAATTGTGGTTGACGAGAAATCTTACCAACATTAAAGAATACGTTTGATACTTCATTAAGGTTGTAGTTAGCACCACCTTTGATGTATCCACCACCTTGGTTTTGAGTATCTGAAATTGGTAAAGATGGTTGGTCAAAGAAATCTTCTCTTTGGAAAGATTGATTTGATAATCCAACTTGTAGAACTGCAGTTAATTTATCATCATCTGCATATTCAACTAAACCATTCACACCTTGCCATCCTACGATACCATTGTTATAGTAATCGATTTTTGGTCCACGGATACCAGTATCAGAGAATGGAGATGCTTCAACTAAAGTGTTGATGATTTGACCAGCAGAGTTTTTGTTACCAGTTGAGTAATAACCATCAAGACCCATTAGGTTGTTCAATACACGATAGTGATATCCTTTGTATTGTCTTAAATCAACTCCAATAGAAGTTCTGAATTTACCAAACTGTCCTTCTAAGTTAGAGATTGCTCCAACCCAGTCATGTGAGTTCATCGATGCTCTTCTTACAAGAACTTCACGTGATACTCCATCATCTCTAAATCCATTAGAACCAATTAATTGTCCACTATGTCCACTAATAGCACCTGTGTAAGGTTGTGCAGATGATTGGTTGTGAGTAATTGCTGCATCAAAGTTAATGAAACCATTTGCATCACGAGTTCCTCTACCACCTTCGGTATAGTGTTCAGTTAAATCTTTGTTGAATGGGAAATAATCAATAGTAGAATTTCTAAAGTTTCCTCCTCTTGGGCCAGTTCCCCCACCTCTACCTGCTGATGCATATAAAGATGTGTTTAACTTTAAGTTATCTGAAATTTGGTAATCCCAGTTTAAAGTTGCTAATGGTTTGTTGTAGAAGTTTCGTCTCATGTTGAATTCTTCACCATTTAAGAAACCTGCATCGGATGACCATCTTCTATCGATACCTTCTTCACCGAAGTTTTGGTAATCTCTAATAGATACCCACGAAGTTCTTTGGTGGTGCCATTGTGCTGCTCCTAATACAGTTAAGTTAACTGCGTGTTTAGAATCTTCAGGTGCATAACCAATTGCTGCAAAGTAAGTAGTTCCTTCACCTTGAGTTCCGTACACATAACCATCTCCACTCCATTTAGAAAGTAAGAATGAGTAAGCCCATCCATTTTCGTTTTTACCACTATTGTAAGTAACAGCAGTTTTTCGGTAACCATCATTACCAATTGTTTGTGCAACTGAACCACCTTGGGTTTTTTGAGCTGCCTTGGTAAAAATAGAAACAGTTCCACCAACTGAAGGAACTGCTAATCGTGATGCACCCAATCCTCTTTGGATTTGGATACCACTTGCAACATCTGTCAATCCTTGCCAGTTAGACCAATACACCCAACCGTTTTCCATATCATTGACAGGTTGTCCGTTGATAAGGAATGAAGTGTTTCTTTGGTCAAAACCTCTAAGTGAGATACGAGAATCCCCATATCCACCACCTTGTTTGGTAGCATAGACACCAGGTGTTGAGTTCATAACTTCTGGGAATTCTAAGTTACCTACTTTCAATGCAATTTCACTTGCGGTGATTGTAGATACGGCAACGGGAGTTTCCCTTACCTTAGCAACATCAATTACACCAGATGTAAGGATAACCTCATCTAATGTTTCTGCCGATAGTACCAATTGTACCAAAATTCCTTCTTTTGCAGTAACTTCTTGTGTCAAGTATCCAAGATACGAGATTACAAGTGTGTTTCCTGCCGTTGCTGAATCAATAGTAAAGTTTCCATCAAAATCAGTTACAACTCCATCGTTCGTACCTTTGACGACAATGGTTGCACCTGGTAATGGGTCTTTACTATCAACATCAACCACTTTCCCACTAATCTGTGCGAAAGTCATAAATGATGATAACATCATTAAACCAACTAATAATAGTTTTTTCATAATTTTAATTTAAAATTAATTAATATAACTTAGGGTATCCCTTGTCACAGATATTCCCTCTTTAATTTACTATCCGATAATACCGATTATTTCGTGTTCTCTAAATAGTAAATACTCTTCACCTTCCAATTTAAGTTTATCTGAAGATTCATCTTTTTTGTAAAGAATAGTATCTCCAACTTTAACTGTCATTGGAATGGGTTGACCTGATTGTGAAAATACTCCACCACCAACGGCAACAACTTTACCTTGAACTTTCGCTCCTCGTTGTACCGAATCAGTTAGTATTAAACCAGTCTTTGATTTCTTTTCGATAGTTTCGGATTTTACCAAAACTCTATCACCTAATGGTTGAAATTTAATTTCCATTGTTTTCTAATTTATCGTTTGTTGTTGTTTGTGTAAATTGTATATTGGGATTACCCACTATGGTTGAGGTATATAAGTTTGAATTCATATACTCTTTTAATGAAATTATCATAATGCAACTATTTGAATGATACAACTCATAAAGGTTATTTCTTTATCTACCACCAAAGCATCTTTACTTTGTGATTCTGAAAGGATTAAGATTATATTAGAGGTATTACTACCACCATACTCATCCACCTTTTCGTAAAGATAACTATACATCTCCGAAAAATCTTGAACTCTAGCATCTGCAATGGCCTGTCTAATAGTTTTCCATTTGTTAGGTTTAGCATCATTAGATTTAAGAATTTCGACTATCTTACTCTTAATATCTGAATCAGTTACCGAGTTAGTATCGAGTTTTAATACACCCTTTGATGAGTTTAACTGACAAGTATTGATAATCTTACGAATATCAGGATAACCAGCATCAATGATAGGTACCAAATCCTTTGGTTCAAATCTAACTAATTCCTTGGTAAGAATCTGTGAAATCTGAATTGCAACATCTTTCTTTGTTGGTGGTACAATCTGAAATTCTTGAGTTCTACTTCTAATTGGTGAGATTACTTTCTCTACATAATTACAAGTTAAGATAAACCTACAATGTTTGGAAAATGTTTCCATCAAGTTACGAAGGATTGCCTGTGCATTTGGTGTCATGTAATCAAACTCATCAAGAATAACAATTTTTGAATCCTTGAAACCAATCGTAGATGCAAAGTTCTTTACCTTGTTTCTAACTGTATCAACATTATTCTCATCAGATGCATTGATAATGATATAATCACAATTGATTGAATTAACAATCAGTTTTGCCAAAGTAGTTTTACCAGTACCTGCTTTACCAAAGAATAGTAAATGGGGAACCTCACCATTTTTCAAGTAATCACTTACTTTATCTTTTAGGTGGTCATTCCCCACGTATTCTTGTAAATTACGAGGTCTGTATTTTTCTACCCAAAGGGTATTATTAACTTGTTCGTTTGTACTATCTTCGAAAAAGGCCATTATACTCCTGAGTTTTTTACATCTTTAAGAAAATCTACTAACTGTTCCATTTTAGTTATAATAGATTGTTTTTTATTTTCATCAATACCACGAGTTTCCGAATTATTGATTTCTTTAATTAAATCTTGAATAGACGATGCAGCCACTAATAACCCATCATCTTTAGAATTTAGATATGCATCTGAAATCCTATATTTTGTACATACATCTTGTAATCTCATCTTATTTATTTGTTTTATTGACTAAAGTCATATTATAATTGTTTACACCTGGTTTAATATCGATACCCTCTTTTAATTTGAGTGGTTGTGTAAATAACTTGGTGTATGCTATGTGATGATGGGGTCTACCATCCTTGTGTCTATTATTTGTAAAAGTAACAATATCTCCCCAATTTTGTTTAAGTTCATCAAACTTTTTCTGCAATCCACTCCATTTACCATCTTTTTCTTCTTTACCGAGTTCATAAATGGTATCAGTATTACCACCCTTCATACTACCAGTTGTTTGCTTACCAGATAAAAGTGAATTAAAGTTTATAGTACATAAATCACCAGTGGATAAAACACGTAGTGTCAAATCAGTATCTTCATTATACCGACCTCGCCATCTTTCTTCTAATCTAACATCAAGTAATTTTGTATTAATAAGAATACATGAATAAGTTCGTGTATTTCGTATATAAGCACTTCTACCTCGGTCAATAGATGGAACGAATGATGCATACTGACATGATGTTAATCCAACATTCTCATATCTATCACTAAAATCTTCCATTATTCTAAAAAACACACCATCTTTGACTTCTTTCTGAACATTTTGATTCCATCTAAAAAATCCTTTAATGTTATCATCAATAATCCAATGTTTGTCAAATCCTCTGTCAATTGAATGTTGCCATACAAAGTTACGAACTGGAATACCACCTTGTTTTCTTTCAGAAAAGTTCTCAGGTAATTTAATTAGTTTATTGGAATCAATATTTGGGTTTGCCGAATAATTATCATATTCACTTGGTTCAACACAAATTCTGAAATCAACATTCATACTCTCCAACGTATCGATTGTCAGAGTCTTTTCCCACCTACCTTTGGTAATCACATAGATAGGGTACTTTGGTGATATTGGCTCACTAAACTCATACTCAGTATCTTTCAAAGGATGTTCATCCATTTCATAGTGAATATAATTTAGAATAGTTGGTTTACGGTCAAATGCCTTAAAGAAAACTTCTCTTTCTTTTTCGTTATTTAACTTGACATCAAATACAGCACGTTCATCCATCCACTTAGACCACTCAAACTCGGGCATACCAATCCATTCACTATCATCAAGTGGTTCTGGTTTGGCATAATTCTTTACTTCCTTCCAAGTTAAATAAGTGTCTATGAATTTATTATCTCCTACCTTAATAGAATTTAATATTTGAATTACTTTTTCTCTGTTATTTGTATGTACTTTCATTAAAACGGTTTATTCTCTTCAAAAGTTTTATATTCACCAGATTCAACTCTACAAGACATATGGTCTGCCCAATGAATGATATACGGTAATTCTGTTTTCAGTTCACCACCCTCTGAATAATTAATAAAGTATTTTTTGGTTGCCTCGTTATACAAACCATCAGCCATTTTAATAGCTAACATTTCATTTTGAGAATACTTGATACCATATTGGTTTAATAACCAAAGTGCTCTATCAGTTACATCCATATAATACAATTCTTGGTTTATTTTAAATACCGAGTTTTGATTTTTACGATGCCATTCTGATTGCTCTGGTACATAATGTGGTTTCTCACCATCACCAAGTTTACCCAAATCATGGTGGAGGGCAGCAAAGAATAGTTCTTCATCGGTAAAATTAATTCTACCTCCTTGGTCTGCAAATAACTTTTTCATATTAAATGCATTCCTACAAACATTCATCACATGGTCTACATACCCCCCAACATAAGCAGAGTGAAAGTGTAGTTTTCCACTAGCAGGAGCAAACATTAACTCCTCACCTAATTCACCTTCAGAATACATATGGAGTAATTTCTCCAATCTATCTTCGTTATTGGCAAATACCTTTTTTACAAAATCAATAAACTTAATATAGTTTTCTTGAAGTTTCTCTGCTGTATATTCTTTCATGATTTATTAAGATGCAATTTCTACTAAGTAGTAATTTGATTCATATTTATCAACTTCAAAGTGGATATGCGATAATCCTTGAGATGATATTTTTAATGTAGCATCTGAAGCCTCTTTGTTAGCAACTAAGATTTCTTTCAAATAAGTTGCAGAGAATGATATTGGGTCAACATCACCTTGACATGTTGCATCTACGTCAATAGAAATTCTGTTAGTATTGATATTAGAATAACCTAATATAATTTGAGATTTACCATCTTTACATACGAATGTGAAGTTGTTCTCATCTGCCAATGCACCTTTTGCTCTAATGAATTTAGAAATAAAGTTTACATCTAACTTGATTTCAGTAGTAAATTCTGGTAATTGTTTCAAATCTGGTACATTTGGTATAACAGATAAGTCTGCTAACATATAGTTTACCGAAGTTGAACCATCTTTGAATTTCAAAGATACTGCTTTACCATCAATATCTTGAATTGAGAAATCTACATCACTATCAAGGATTGATAACATTTTTGTAAGTTTGGTAGTATCATATACACCAAATGTTGCATCAGTGCCATCAAACTCTTTCATAGTTACATTACCCAATACCGATTTATCATCAGATATGAATGAGGTTGTTAGTGAACCTTCTTTAGATTCCCATTTAACAGATTCTACCAAACCTGCAAGGTTGTATTTAGATACGAACCGATTTAATTGTTGTTTTTCCATAATTTAAATTTAATATAACTTTTACTTGTTGATACAAAGATACGAAAACTTATCAGAGTATCCAAATCTTTTTGTGTTTTTCTACATCATTGGTAATTGAGGAATAGATTTCTTATCCTCTGGTTTGTTTACTACCATACATTCGGTAGTTAAAATCATACTTACCACCGATGATGCGTTTTCGATTGCAGTACGAGTTACTTTCTTAGGGTCAATGATACCAGCTTCGAACATATCTGTAAATACTTCGTTCTTAGCATCATATCCACCACCATTTTCTCTAATACGAGTGATGATATCATCTGAAATACCTACACCACAATTCTTTAAGATTTGAGATAATGGAGAAGATAAGGTGTTTCTAATAATGTTGAACCCTTGTTGGAATGAATCAGATTCATCTGCAGGAGCATCACCAATGGTATCTTGAATTTTTAAGAGAGCAATACCCCCACCTTCAACAATACCTTCTTCGATACCAGCACGAGTTGCATGTAATGCATCATCTACTCTATCTTTCTTTTCTTTCATCTCAACTTCCGAACCAGCACCGATGTAAAGTACTGCAACTCCACCACTTAATTTAGCTAATCTTTCTTGAAGTTTTTCTTTATCGTAATCAGATGCTGCAGCTTCGATTTGAGATTTGATTTGTGTAATTCTTTCTTTGATGTTATCAGATTCACCACCACCATTTACAATAGTAGTTGATTCTTTACCAACAGTTACTTTCTCAGCAGTACCCAACATATCGATAGTTGCATCTTCTAATGTTAATCCAACTTCGGAAGTAATGAAAGTTCCACCAGTTAAGATAGCGATATCATTCATCATTTCTTTCTTTCTATCACCGAATGCAGGTGATTTAACTGCAACTGTATTAAGAATACCTCTTAACTTGTTCACCACAAGGGTTCCAAGGAGTTCTCCTTCTACATCATCTGCAATGATTACCAAAGGTTTAGATTGACCTGAAACTTGTTCTAAGAGAGGGAGAATGTCATTCATAGAAGATAACCTACCATCATATAATAAGATGTATGGTGATTCTAAACTTGCATTCATTTTCTCAGTATCAGTTACAAAGTGTGCTGATAGATAACCTTTATCGAATTGCATACCTTCTACTAACTCCATTGAAGTTTGGATACCTTTAGATTCTTCTACGGTGATTACACCATCAGTACCAACCTTTTGGAAGGCATCTGCGATAAGAGTACCAATTACAGAATCATTGTTTGCAGAGATGGTTGCGATTTGTTTGATTTTATCATAATCAGAACCAACTACGATTGCTTGTTTACCAAGTTCTTCGGTTACAATACCAACTGCTCGTTCGATTCCTTTTTTCAATTCCATTGGGTTAGCACCATTGTGTACTGCTTCGAATCCTAATCTTGCGATGTCTTGTGCGAGAACTGTTGCAGTGGTTGTACCATCACCAGCCTCATCAGCTGTTTTAGAAGCAACTTCCTTTACAAGTTGTGCTCCCATGTTTTCAAACACATCTTCTAACTCAATTTCTTTTGCTACTGAAACACCATCTTTGGTAATATGTGGTATTCCATTTTGTTTTTGTAAGAGTACATTTCTACCCTTTGGTCCTAATGTAACCTTTACTGCATCAGCCAGAGTATCTAATCCATTTTTCAATGATTCTCTTGCCTGTACATCAAACTTTAATTGTTTTGTTGCCATAACTTTACTTTCTGTTTTTATTTGTTATTATGTGTTTATAGTATGTTCAATATCGGTACCACAAATGGTAGTACTGACACATTGTCATACAAAGATACAAAATCTTTTTGGATTGTCCAAATTAAAAGGAGAAAAACTTATTAACAGTTTCTTTAACTTCTTTTTTAACTTCGGTTCGTGTTTTAGTTTCTTCGTTATATGGATTATCTATTTCATATTGGATTCTCGCAGTTGCAATTTCCATATATTCTTCTTCTCTTTCAATACCTACGAAATCAAACCCACCTCTAATGGCAGCTTTACCCGTTGAACCACTACCCATAAAAGGGTCTAAAGTAGTTCCACCTTTTGGAGTTACTAATCTGATTAAGTATAACATCAAATCAGTTGGTTTAACTGTTGGATGATTGTTTTTACTTACACCTACTTGATTATGGTTGTGTCTTTCTTCCCTACCCTTGTCTTTATTTGCATTAAAATCAGTATTACCTCGTTTTAGTTCTGCTTTTGCTTGATTACCTGCTGCATAGTATTTATCCTCCAAATGTTCTAATCCTTCGTTTCTATCAGTTTTAGAAGTTTTTGGACAATAGAAGAAACGAGATGCACCACCTTCACTTTGTTCATCCAAGATTTTACCTGCTTCTTCATCAAAGATTATGTTTGCAGGAAATCTGCCTTCGTTTGTGTAATACTCTTTACTACTCTCTTTTTTATCGCCATTATTCCAAGAATAAGTTTCACTTGCAGATGAACCTACATGATGCGCAGAAATCTTTTCTGTTCCAACTCTTGATGCATCTATATTTATTCCACCTATTCCCCATTCTAAAACATTATTAACTACCGTTTTTTCGCTGAGTGGTTTTCGTGCCATTACGATTGGCTCGTGTGCTGGTTTAAGAGCAGTTCCCCAACCTTTCCATTCATTCATTATTTCTCTGTATTCATACTCACCTCTGTCTGTATTAAGAGGATTCCAACCACTTTTTTGCCCAATGTCTGATGATGTAACTTTGCGTGTACCAATGACATCCCCCTCAACACCACGTGTCTTATCAACTGCTTTACCTATATTGAGTGATTTTGGAAACCCACTACCATATATCCACATGATTTGGTCTCTAATCTCAAATCCAGCATCTTCTACTCTAACTGCCATTCTATGATAAGTTCTACTTCCAGCGAATGATAAAAGATGGCCACCTGGTTTTAGAACCCTATAACAATCTTCCCATATTTCTTGTGAAGGAACATCATAATCCCACTTTTTACCCATGAAACTTAATCCATACGGTGGGTCTGTGACAATACTATCTACACTATTGTCTTTTAATTCTTTTAATTTATCTAAACAATCTCCTAATAATAATCTCATATAACTTTATTTAAAAACTAAAAAACTTATTAACAGTTTCTTTAACTTCTTTTTTAACTTCGGGTCGTGTTTTAGTTTCTTCGTTGTAAGGATTATCTATTTCATATTGGATACGAGCAGATGCTATTTCCATATATTCTTCTTCTCTTTCAATACCTACAAAATCAAACCCACCTCTAATGGCAGCCTTACCAGTTGAACCACTACCCATAAATGGGTCAAGTGTAGTTCCACCTTTTGGAGTAACCAAACGAATAAGATATAACATCAAATCAGTTGGTTTTACTGTTGGGTGATTATTCTTACTTGGTGCCTTTTCACTACCAAACTTACCACTTGCACTATTTACGTCATCTTGATAATTACCTATACCACCACCACCTCCAACGGTTTGCTTTTCCTCAAATGTATCTAATCCCTCATTCCTATCAGTTTTAGACGTTTTTGGACAATAGAAGAAACGAGATGCTCCACCTACATCACCAAAACCAGGATTTTCATCTCTTACTTCTCCATTATATCTACCATCCCATATACCTTCTTTGTTTCCACTTCTACCACCTGTGGATTTAGATGTTCCACTCTGTTCATCCAAGATTTTACCAGCTTCTTCATCAAAGATTATGTTTGCAGGAAATCTACCTTCTCTTATTGGATTATCTATTTTGCCAGAAAAGTTCCCATGAAATAGATTATCATTACCCTGCCCGGTTATTGTTATTTGCTCTGTTCCAACCCGTGATGCATCTATATTTATTCCACCAGTTCCCCATTCTAAAACATTATTAACTACTGTTTTTTCTGAAAGTGGTTTTCTTGCCATTACGATTGGTTCGTGAGCGGGTTTGAGAGCAGTTCCCCAACCTTCCCACTCGGAGTTTCCTTTTGTTATAGTTTGTGTTCCATATCCAAATTGTTTGGTATTATTTCTATTTGCAGGGTCAGCTAAGTAACCAGCACCATTTTCCTTTGCCTTTTGAACATCACCCCTTACTTTTTCACCAACTACTTCTCTTTGATTACCAAGTTTTTTATCAACTTGTATTCCTATATTCATAGATTTTGGAAAACCTGAACCATAAATCCACATGATTTGGTCTCTAATTTCAAACCCTGCATCTTCAACTCTTACCGCCATTCTATGATAAGTTCTACTTCCAGCGAATGATAAAAGATGGCCACCTGGTTTTAGAACTCTATAACATTCTTCCCATATTTCTTGTGAAGGAACATCGTAATCCCATTTCTTACCCATAAATGATAAACCATATGGTGGGTCAGTAACAATAGAATCAATAGAATTATCGTCTAACTCTTTGAGTTTGTCTATACAATCTCCTAATAATATTTTCATATAACTTTATTTTAAAAACTAAAAAACTTTTCTGCGGTTTTCTGCTCACTAATCATTTCACCCCAACCGATTGCATCGTAGAAATCTTGTAACTTACCTCGTAATTCTCTTTCAAAGATTTTGTTGTGGTCAATATAAGTGTTGATAAATGACTCAATCTCAGGTGGGTCTGAATAACCTGTAAATGCAATTCCATCCAATCCTAATGGATTGTTTTTAAGATATACCCATTTTACTTTATCACCATCTGTGATAGGTGAGTATTTGTAAGGTGCATTGAAATGAACTAAACAATCATTGTAAGCGATTGCAGCCTTAACGTGAGCAGGAGTTCCTTTCATTGTAGTAAATGGTTCTCTTTTTCCTTTTGGTTTATACTTGGATAAGTTTTTAATTGCAGAGTTTTTAGCAATTTCTGAATTAGGTCGTGAAGTCATATTCTTTTTGAAATCTAAAACAAACTCAGTAAGTTCTTCTTCACCCTTACCTCGTAAAATATCAATTAGAACTGTTCCCATACATTCTTGGAATGCTTTAGGGAAAGATGACCTCTTTACATCAAGACCCTTTACATCCAACTTATCAGTAGGAATACCATTATTCATGATAATCCATTGAGCATATCGTTTCTTAGCAACCCATAGACCTGCTTTGGCTACATATTCCTTTTTAATTTCCAATCTGTGTTTATCTTTATCCACATTGAAAACTTTCTTTGAAAGAACATCATAAAACTCATTTAGATAATCTTGAACTTCACCAGCAATAACATCAACATAACCAGCAATGGTATCTTGTGATTCATCTCTCCAATTAGGAGTTCTCTTATCCATCAACGGTACTGCTGAAAAGAATACCGAATCCGTATCTATATAAATGTTCGAATCTAAATCAGGTGTTCCTAACTCTTTGTTATATTTGATGTTAGCCATATCCGCAGTTGATTTGATAACCGTTTGGCCCGTAAGAGTAACGGCTTCCGCATTATCAATATCATAAAACCGAAAGGCAGGAAGGCCAAGAACACCATAAAGAGAGTTAAGTAGAATTTTTTGAACCAACTGTCTTTTGCCGTAAAAGGCATATTTTTCTTTATCACCCTCTTGACCATACTTCTTTTCTAATTTTCTAAACTCTACCCTTTGTTTGAACCATAAATCCAATACACCTGGAATACAACCAACGGTATCAGTTCTATACAATACTCCATTGGATGCAATAGAGAATTTAGATTTTTCTAAATATTCTTTTAAGTTTTCTTTGGAAATTGCATCATCTCCAATATAATAGGTATCAACTTCACCTTTAAGATATTTCTGAACATCCCAATCTTTCACTTTACCAATTTTGGTTTCAGGTGAAATGTTGATAGTCATAATAATAGAAGGATATAGGGAAGTTAAATCCAAATCATATATCCATTCATACTTTCCAACAATAGGGTCTTTCACATATGCACCTGCAAATGTTTTTTGACCGTCATCTTTAAGAGCCTGCATCATTTCTTGTCTATCAGCAGGTTTATTTGGAGCAACTAAGTTTCCTCTCCTTAGATATGTTAGCATTGCACCTTCAAGATACTTAGATGAATAAACAAAATCTTCATACGAAACGTGGCCTGCATGACATATACCCCTACACAAATCTATGAACTGAAGTTTTCTATCAAATTCAACTACTAACTCTACATCGACTAAGTTATACTCAATGAATTTTTCAATATCATCTCTAAATAATTGGTCTAAGTTTCCTTGATATTCAATCTTACCCCTACCCAATTCTATCTGTGCAACAGTATCTAATCGGTAGTTAGGTAGTTCCCCATAGTTATAATTCTTATATAAAGCAATATAATCCAAATAAGAAACTCCAGCCATGAAATACCTCTTACGATATGGTGACCAGAAACATTTTCCAATAGGTGATAATCTATTTGCTTGTTGTTCACCCAATAATCGTTTTATACGATTGTATAACATAGGTGTATCAAAATAATCAATGTTCCAACCAGTAACGATTGATGGATTAATTTGTTCGTAAAGTTCGAGATATTTTAACAACATCTCTTCTTCTGTCTTAAATGGAAGTACGATTGCTTTATCAGTAGTTTTAGCAACCATCTCACCCTCCTTATCCATTACCAATACCCAATATTGGTCTGTTGCAGAATCGTGAAGTGCAATAGAAGTAAGTTCGTTCGTAGCTTCTTCTGGATTAGGAAGTCCACTTGTCATCTCACACTCAATATCGTATGTAAGAATAACATGGCCAGTTGATGGGTCATCTGAATCAGAATATAAATCGACTAAAGCACGAGTTGTTTCAGGTACATCTGATTCGAATAAATCTGGGTCATCTTTACTGAACTTGTAAATCTTAGTAAGAGTGTCTCCATAAATAGATTTATACTCACCACGTTCTGCACGTTCGTAAGCATAACGAGTATATGGGAATGAGGAATATCCTCTTTTATCATCCCATAAATGGATTAAATTCTTTTCTCTCTGATAGTAGATATTTTGATACAAATTATATTATGTTTTAAATTGT